AATGTTACCAGCAATTAAGATTACAGGAAAAATTCACAAAAATTATGAGTTAGATAATGATATATGGGGTAAAATTAAATCAGGAGAGTATAAAGGATTATCATTTGGTGGTGCAACCAAAGCAGAAAGACAACCAATCAGAATGAAAGATGGTTCAATAGCTTACACTTTAGGAGATTTAGAACACTATGAAGTAGCAGTATGTGCCGATCCGGCAGTACCGTTAGCATTGATCACAGACTACAATCCACTGGCAAAGGCTTCAACTATGGCAGAAGATTTAGGAAATGGAAAAATGTTAATCAAATGTGACAACTATGGTTGTTATGTTGACAAAGATGCAGATCTTACAGAGGAAGATACTTTTGAGAAAAAAGTACAAAAACTTGTAGCAGATGGAAAAACACAAGAACAAGCAGAGAAAATTGTAGGCTCATTTGTGAAATCTAAACCAGATGAGTTAACAGGTGAACAAGGACTTACATCTGAAGGCAATTCAGACGTAGAAACAGATGGAAATAATCATTCAATGTATAACCAGGACGTAAATGAAGACGGTTCATCAGGAAGAAGAAATGTTGCTGTTAAAGAAGAATGGCAAGGCAGTGGATCACCACAACCAAAAGAGATGAAAGATGAAGAAGATAAAGATAAGAAAAAAGATTTACAACAACCAGATGGAGGTATGAGAGGACTTGGTGGTTATAATACATCCCAACAAGGTGCTGATGATATTGCACAAGTATCTGAAGTAAAATCAGAAGATGCAAAACCTGAGGAAAACTATATAAAGGACAATAATCAAGAATCTGATAGTAATATGGCAGACGAAAATAAGAAGCCTGAAGAAGAAGTGAAAGCTGAAAATGTTGAAGAAGAAGCTCCAGTTGAAAAAACTGAAGAAGAAATCGACGACAAAAATAAAGCTTTTGATGCAATCTCAGTGCAACTAAAATCAATCATTGAAGGACAAAAATCCCTAGGTGATAGAATTAAAGCACTAGAGACACCAACTGATTTACCTTTGACCCCAAAAGTCTCTGATAAAGATGACATAGGAGCCGAAGTAAAAGCACCAGACACTTATCAATCAAACTCTGTACAAGCAGGTTTAGATGACGATAAATCCGGTGAAAAGAAACCAGAAGGAGACGAAGGTTCACTTGCAATGCAAGAGAAATCCTTAGTAGCAAAATCATCAAACACTTTTACAACTGAAACCCCAAGACCAAGTGCAGCACTCGAGACAATCGAGAAATCTTCTGGAAAAGACTACAGTCCAATCCTAAAAGATGCAAGAGCACAAGGATTCGAGGGACTAAGTCAGGTTGCTCAAAACATTCTTGCCGGCAAATATTATACACCAACTTCTGACGAAGTAGGAACATACTAAGATGACTCAAATCCGAACAATAGACGAACTTGAGGCACTTCATTATGGATACAACCGCAATTTGTTGAGAAAGGCTGACGCCCCAGTAACAACATCAACAGCTGGCACATTCAACGCCATCTTTGGTGCATATGCATGGGCTCAATTAAACCTTGAAGCCAACGCATTCGGAGTTCTCCCAAAATACCCTTGGGATAAATCTGGATGGAGGGTTATAACTGCAAAACCAACATTGAATACCAACTCAGGTAATACTACCTTGGGTGGTACCGCTGAAGGTGGCAGTATTGCAGAGACCGTCAAACCAACACTACAAGAACTAGATGTACGTCCAAAGACAGCTCAGTTGCCTTTCAGTGCATCAGAAGTTATGGAGTGGTTATCTACACACAGTAAAGATGACATTTGGGGTGGCTTAGGTTCTCTCAGACTCTATATGGCAGTTCAACATAAGGAATTCCTTAATAGAATGCTACTTGCCGACGTAGAAAGTGAAGCAGCTGCATCAAGTGGTGCACATACCGGTTCAACAGACTTTGAATCTCTTGATAGAATCATATCAAGTGATGCAGAGGAAGATGCACTAGGTGGAAGCCACTCTGGATTTTATGATCCATGGGCTGCTAACGCAACTGTAGACAGAGATTCTGGTACAGACTTTGACTGTACAGTAGAATCTGCTTCTGGTACAATTGGTACCGACGGAGTACTTACTGACGACACTCTAAGAACTTTCCTCAGAAAGGTTAGAATCGCAGCAGGTAAAGATCCAAACGTTTTCCTAGGCTCTCACGAAGTCTACTCAGAGATACAAGGCTTGTACATGCCTTCAGTCCGTATCGCAAACCCATACGGTGAAGCACTCGTACAAATCGATGTAAATGGTATCCAAACATTCAAGGGTACTGGAGTAGGTATTCATGTAGACTCTATCTATGGAATCCCATACATCCCAACCAAAGACGCCCCATCTGGTGGCGGAGATGAAGTTGGTAGACTATTTGCATTAGACACATCTGATGCAGAAGGTTACGGATACCCAAGACTCGGAATTCAAGTCGCAATCCCAACCGAATACTATGAAGCAACTAGACGTTCACCTGGTTACCCATTCGTAAACAATGCATTTGTTGAGAAAGGTGTATTCAGAACTATGGGCGAAACAGTTTGTAGACACTTCAAATCACAAGGTAAGATTAGAGATATCAAACTCTAGAATAAAATACTATATTTTATTTTTTTTAATACTTATATAATAGTCCTTGCCACATGTAGTAATGGCAATCACAGTCGCACAGAATTCAGACCATAAGAGTCTAACAGGAAAAACTTTAGCCGTTCAAGCAGAATTGACTTCTAAATTAAAGTCAGTTGTTGTCGATATCACCTATGGTGGTTCAGATAATTATGCCTCAAACGGTAATACAGTTGACCTTTCTATGGGCGGTAGAATCAGTACTGTAATCGGAGCAGAAATACTTCATTGCAATAAAGGTCTACTTTTACAATATGCACCAGCAGCAGCTGGAGCAGCAGCCACAGGAAAAATTAAAGCTTATGGTCATACTCCAACAAGTTCTACAGCAACAGTTATAGCACTTGAGGAACTAGATAACGCTGACACAGCAGTGAATAGTATGACTATTCGCGTTCGTGTAACAGGTTTCTAACCTTTTTTTTCTTTTAATAATACTTATATATTATACTCATTATCAATATTTATGGTTGAACTTAATCACAATGTAATAAATGTAAATTCAGATACTTTGGTCAAAGGTGGACATGGTGTAATTGTTGCTGTCAAAGTAATGAAAGCAGGTTCAAGTGGGGCTAAAATTCAATTAAGAAACGGTACAGTAATTGGAGCAGATGTTGAATTTACAGTCTTTGGAGAAAATGTCCAGGATTTAGGAAATATCAACAGAAGATTTGAAGAAGGTATATATGCAGATGTTACTGGATCAGCAGAATATCTAATAATATTTAAATAAGAAGTAACGCTTATATATTCATGGCTACTCCTGTTTACTGCACTGTCGCTGATGTATCCGATTTTCTACGTGTTCCTATCACTGCTACTACTACTCCAAACAAGACTCAGGTTACGAAACTTATAAACCGAAAGGAAGAGGAACTTGACAGAAGAATGGGTCATGCATGGAGATCAAAAAAGATTACAAGAGAATTACACGACTTACCATTACTTTATACATTTGGATGGGGTACTCCTATCTTCCTTCATCACAGGAACATATACGAATTTGATGTAGACCAGGGTGACAAGATCGAGATTTGGGAAGGTGCAGCTTCAAACTGGACAAACATTCTTGGAAATGAGTCATGGTATGATGTAAATTATGAAAGAGGTACTGTGCATCTCAGAGGTTATATTTTCTCTATACTTAGAAAAAACAGATGTAGAGTAACATATAGATATGGTGGAGAAAACTTTGCAGGTGACACTGAAATTCCATTCGATATTCAAGATTGTGTTGTAAAGATGGTTGCAATGGAAATTATGAACACCAGTTTCAGAATGGATACAATTCCAATGGGTGGAGAAGGAATTAACATAGGTCAGGTTAAACGTGAATGGCGTGAAGACATCGAGAAATGTATCAACAATAGAAGAGAAATCTTTGTGATTCCTTGACCTTAACACCGGAAGAATTATCAGAACGTGCCGTAAAAGGTCACATTACAAGAAAATTAAGATTTTCTGGAAATGAATTAGATAATTATAATCAACTTATACCACATATTACAAAATTAAGAGAATCAAAAAGTCTTAGTTCAATAAAAGAAATGTATCAAAATATGGGAATGACTGAAAAGGCTGTATCTTTAATTACAAAGAATTTGAAAGATAGTGATGATGATGACATTATTGATAATTATGATGAAGAAGTGAATGATACGGAATTCCAAAAGGTATTGAATATTAATAATAATGCAAA